AAGGCCCTGGTCCGCCTCTGCACGGCGGGTGCGCTATGGCAATAATGCGCCTTTGGCGCTATCATTCCCGCCTTCGGAGGCGTGGCCGAGCGGTTTAAGGCACTGGTCTTGAAAGCAGTTGCATCGGCTTCCGGCGCGTTGATTTATAAGGAATTTTTTGCATCGTTTCCGCAACTTGCGGAAATCATTTCCGCAACCCCACGGGGCGCGGCAGATTACTGGAAGCGTGGCCGAGTGGTTTAAGGCAGTGCTCTTGAAAAGCACCGAGGGGTGAAACCCTCCGTGAGTTCGAATCTCACCGCTTCCGCCAGAAGGTAAAACGGCCCCGCAATCGGGGCCGTTTTCATTGGTGCGCCTGGTGCTCACTTGGTCGGCTTCACGACCTCGCCCACGCGCCGGTACACCTTCTCGGTTATCTCGTGCTCGGTGTGGCCCAGCAGCTTGCTGGCGTGTTCGAGCGGCAGTTCGCTGGCGGCCTTGGGCCGGATGTCGCGGAACTGGAAGGCGCGGATTCTGGCGGCCAGTTCCTCGTTGCCTTCTTCCTTGGCCTTGGCGATGGCGTCGGTGCGCGCGTCGTCAAATCGGGTGCGCAGCGTCCATTGGTTCAGCGCCTTGCCGGCCGGCGTGGCGATGAGGAACAGGCTCGCCACCTTGCGCTCGCGGCCCTTGATGCGGTCGATGACCTTGCCCAACTCGGTGCGCACGCCCTCGATGTCCAGCAGGATGCGCAGCCGCTTCTTGGTCTTGTTCTGCTGCACCTCGATGGCGCCGTCCTTGATGTCGGCGAGCCGCATCTTGAGCACGTCGGCCGGACGCTGGCCGGTGAGGTAGTTCAAATCCATGGCGTCCTTGAGTTCGTCGCACGCCTTGGCATACACCGCCGACCACACGGCGTCGTCGGCGTAGAAGTCGCGGGGCTTCTCTTTGTTCTTGCGCACGCCCTTGACCGGGTTTTCCTTGGCGGTATAACCCCACTCGCGGGCCATGTTCCACACGTGGGAGAGCAGCGCGATTTCACGGTTGGCCCGAACCGGGGCCTTGGCGCCGCGCTTGTCGCGGTACTGCGCAACATATTGCGGGGTGATAGTGTCGATGCCCACGGCGTCGAATACCTTGCGCAGCATCGCCAGGCACCCGAGGTTGTCCTTCTGCGTCTTGGGCGCCTTGGTCGGTATCACGTCGCGCTCGTAGCGGTCGAACACGAACCGCATCAAGCCGGTTTCCGCTGGCGCCTCGCGGCACTCCAACTCGGCCCACTTGCGCTTGGCCTCGTTCAGATCGTGCCCGAGCGGAATCTCGACCCGGCGCCCCTCGGCGTCGCGGCCGTTGTAGTAGAACGATTCCCAAACCTTGCCGCTTTTCAGGGTGCGCACTCGGCGCAGCATCCTGGGCGGCAGATCGCGGTGGTTTGATTTCGGGCGCATAACAGGGATAGGTTAATCCAAAGCGGCAAAGTTTGGTCGGCCGACCGGCTGCATGCCGGTGCTGGTGGCGGTCGGTTGCACCCCGGCCAGGCGCATGCGCGCAGCCCAGCGGCCTACGATGGGGCGGCCCGAGGCATTCACCACGTAGGGCCACCCGTTCTTGTCCAGCCACTCGCGCTGGCTGGCGACGTGCTTGTAGCCTGTCACCTCGGCCAGTTCGTCGGCGGTCAAAAATTCGGTTTCACTCATGGCAGCTTGTACCTGTCACGGCACGGGGCGCAAGCCCCGCGAATCAGTCGGGCCGACCACTCGCCGCACAGATCGCAGTCGCCCGGTGTGCCGGGCTCGATGGCGGCCGCCTTCGCGCGCACGTCATTGACGGCCGAGTTGGTGGCGATGTGCTCGCGCTCCTGCGCGAGGTCGATTTCATCGGCCATTGCAGTGCGCCTCCTTTTGCTTGGCCTCGGCCTTGAGCGCGGCGTAGGCGATGCAGTCGTCGGCGCTGTCCTGGTGGAAGCCGGGCCGCTGCCACTGGCGCACGTCCTTGAGAATCTGCAACAGCAGCCAGCCCTCGGCCTCGGTCAGGTTGTGGCCGGTCACGATGTTGAAGGCAGCCACGCACTTGCCCATGCTGCGCTCGCCCTCGGGCTTGTCGTACTGCTTGCCGCGCTCGGCCATGATGTCAGCAGCCTGGCGCAGGAATTCAGGGGCGGTGGTCATGCGGCACCTCCGAACATGCTTTTAATCTCGTCCATCTGCGCGAATACGCGCTGCTTGACGCCTTCCTCGGTGAGCGATTCAAACGCCGCGTCGGCTTTCTCGTCGCCGGCCTCGTTGTCCTCAAACCCTAATTTCACTTGGCAGACCCCCAGCCCTTCAACGCCGGGGTAGAAGTGAAAGGCGATTTCCGGGCCTTCATCCCCGGCCTGTCGCATGGCGAGAATCTGGCCGCGCTCGGTTTCGTACAGCTTTGCAAAGGGTTTCACCTTGCTCTCCTTTTCATGGCTTCAAGTAGTAGGTCTTGCACTTCGCGCTTCGACTCGCGGCGGGCCATGACTAGCTCGTCCATCGTTTCGGCAGCGACGATGTGGTGAATGAACACCGGGCGGTCGTGCCCGGCCTGCGCCTGGCGCGTGGGGCCGATGCGCTCGATGATTTGCTGGTACTGCTCCAAGTCCCACCAGTGGCCGAAGAAGGCCAGGATGTTGCCGCCGTCCTGCAAGTTCAGGCCGTGGCCGGCGCTGGCCGGGTGGGCGAACAAGACCGGGATCTTCCCGGCGTTCCAGTCGCGGATGGTTTGCGGGTCTTTGTCCAGGGCGCGGCCTTTGGGGAAGGCACGCTGCAGGCGGGCGAGGTCACTCTTGAAGTGGTAGGCCACCAGCACCGGCATGCCGGCTGCTTCCTCGATCACGTCCTCAAGAGCTTGCAGCTTGGCGTCGTGGATGTCGGCGAATGCGCTGCACGTGTCGTCGGTGTAGATCGCGCCGTTGGCGAGTTGCAGGCACTTGATCGTCTTGCTGGCCGCGTTGAAGGCTTCCACCTCGGTGCCGCATTCCAGCGCGAGGAACATTTCGCGTTCCATGTCCTTGTAGAGGCGCCGGGCCTTGGCCGGCAACTCCACGCGGATGACGTTCACGATGGGCTCGGAAATGTCGAAATAGTCGCGGGCGTCGAGCGAGAGGCAAAGGTCGCGCATCCTGTCCTCGATCTGCTCCTGGGCGAACGGCAGCGGGTCGAGGCGCGTAGCGTGGCGGTCACTGCCCACCTGGATGGACTGGAACCACCGCGACTTGAAAGCCTCGAAGCTGCGCCCCAGGCGCACGCCCTTGTCCAGGAACCACGCCTGCCCCCACAAGTCCTGCAAGCCGTTGGGGCTGGGCGTGCCGGTCAGTTCGATAAACCGGTCGACCTTGCAATGGGCGACGCGGCCCAGCGCGTGCGCGCGCTTTCCACCCTGTTGCAGGCGGAAGGACTTGAGCTTGGTCGATTCGTCGGCCACCACTTTGCGGAACGGCCACTTGTCGCCGTAGTGCTCGACCAGCCACGGCAGGTTGTCGTAGTTAGTGGTGTAGATCGTGGCCGGCCGCTTGAGCGCGGCGCGCCGTTCCTCGGGAGTGCCGACGACGGCCGACACTTCCACGTTGCGCAAGTGCGCCCACTTCGTCGCCTCGTCCGGCCAGGTGCTTGCGGCCACGCGCAGCGGGGCCAGCACCAGGGCCGGGCCGGGCTCGGTGATTTCGAGGATGTCGAGCGCGGTCAGCGCGGACACGGTCTTGCCCATGCCCATGCCGGCCCACACCGCGTCGCGTGACACGTCGAGAATGTGGTCGATGACCGGCTGCTGGTACTCGCGGGGGGTGAAGGCTTGGCGGGTCACTGTTACACCAGATCGGCGGCCGGTTCAGCAACAGCCTGCAAGCTGTAGTCGTGAGCCCAGGAAGGGGGGGTCTCGGGGGTTGTGACGGCGTGCGGGCGCATCGGCATGATTACCCCGACAAAGTTCTCGTCCGCCAGGGTTATCAATGCCCCATCGTTGCCGTTGAATCCGAGGCCAACACAGTGTGGACCCTTGCCGCCGTGCAGGATTGACCAGGCTTTCGCCAGGGTGCCGGTAAAGCGGGGGTCAAACTGTGCGGGCTGGCCCGACACTTTGGACGGAATCACACGCCGAAAATCGGGGAACGTGCCGTCCAAGGTTTTGCCGCTCATGGACAAGCCGGCATAGGTAAGCGTGACCGGGCGGGCATTCGACACTGGCACCTCTTCGCCCTTGCCGTTGTCTTTGGTTTCCAGTTCTCCGATGGTGATTTCCACCAGGCCAGTGGGCTTGATCGGCTTGAGCAGATCGTTGGGGATGATGATGTTCGTCAGCGGTGCGTCGACGTCCGGTTGCTCGCTTTCTACGCGGAAGCATCCGAGCATTGCGCCATCGGTGGCAACGAGGCGGGTTTCCTTGCGGCCGATTTCCAGATTGATGCCGTTCAGGTAGTAGCGCACGTCCTTGTCGGCAGCGAACAGCTTGAGCACGGCGATGGCTTCGGCGCGCACGGTCAGTTTGATTTCCATGGTGGGTTCTCCCTATCTGTTTTCGAGGTATTCGAAGCCGACGCCGGCTTCCAGGAACATGGCCGAGGCGCTGCGCATGTCGTCGGCCCAGCGCTCGCCGAATTCCTCGGCAGGCATTTGCGCGACGACGCGGGCGAGGCCCGACTGGATCAGCTTCGCGGCGCAGCGTGCGCACGGCGGGTGGGTCACGTAGATGGTGCAACCCTCAACCGGGCGGCCAGCGAACAGCAGCGCGTTTTCCTCGGCGTGGATGGTGCGGCGCAACTTCTCGTCGCGGTCGAACAGGGCCTCGTCAGAATCGCAAACCGCGCGCGGGAAGCCGTTGAAGCCGACCGACACAATGCGGTTCTTGCTATCGACGATCACGGCACCCACGCCCGTGCTCGGGTCTTTGCTCCATGTGGCGACCAGATTCACCAGGCCCAACATGCGACGATCCCACTTGCTCATGCCAGCACCTCGGTTTCAACGTGCAGCGTCATGCCTGCGATTTGCGGGCAGTGGCCGACCTTCCGGCGTGACTCAATAGCGTGGGCGTTGTAGCTGGCCGTGCTGACAATCTCGCCGGTTTCATTCAAACCAAGCAGGTGAGCGCCGCCGCGTTCAGTGATGGCGACGACCAGCCAGAAAGCGGTGGCGCTGCTGTTTCCGCCAGCGGCGTACAGATCGCCGACTTTGAAGCGCAACGAATTGGCGACTGATTCAGGAATGTCTATCTTCATGCCAGCACCTCGTCCACGCCCTTGAAGGAATCGACAACCTCGACGCGCTGGCCCATGCGGCGCATGCGCTCGTGCTCGCGGATTTGATGCGGTCGGCACTTCTCGCCGGGCGCCTTAAGTTCCACCCAAATAGTGCGGCCGTGGTAGGGGCAGTCGTCGCGCGGATCGTCGCTGGCCGGCAGCATGACAATACGGTCGGGCGCGCCGTTGCGACCGATCCATTTCACCTTGCGGACTTCGCCGCCCATGGCCTTGACGCGCTCGACAAGGTAGTTCTCGATGGTGCTCTCACGCATGGCGGGTGCGCCTCCATGCAGTTTTGAGGGCGAGCGCGCGGCCGTAGCCGAAGCCTCGGTACATGCGATAAAGGCGGTACAGGGTCATAGGTCAGTCCTTCCGGTAGCGATAGGCTTCAAAGCCGGCCGCAGCGAGCGGCAGGCCCTTGGCCCAGGTGGGGGTGGTTGCCATCAAGCCGGCCAGGTGGTCGGCGTTGAATTCGTCGCGGTCCTCGGCTTCGGTGATGTTTTCGTCATGCACCGAGAGGACGATCTGGTAGCCGGCCGCCTCGATGGCCGGCATGTTCCCGGCGAGCACGTCACGGCTTGCGGCCTGGGTCACGTTCTCAGCCAGCTTGCCGCCGTAGGTCTTGAGGCGGGACCACTTGCGGCTGTACTGATTGACGCCCATGTAGGACAGCTTGCCGGCGTCGTCGAGTTGCGGGCTGGGGTAGCAGAGGAAGCGGCCGGACGGCAGGCGGATGCGCAGCCAAGCGCCGTCGCGGCGCAGCTTCAGCATGCGGCATTCATAGGTCACGCCGGGGCGCATGACAGCCAGGCGGGCGGCTTCTTCGAGGTCTTTCCAGAATGAGGAAATGGCCGGGTGGGCGTAGCGCCACGAGCGCTTGAAGGAATCGCACACCAGCCAGGCGCGGTCGGACAGGCCGAAGGTCGGGCGCTTCTGCTGCTTCGTCCATTCCAGTGCGCGGGCTGCTTCGCTCATGATCGCGTCCGGGATGGCGTCGATAGCCTGCTCGCCCATGGCTTCGAGGTCGATGTTGTAGGCAGCGGCGAAGGTGAGGAAGGCGCCGACCCCGCCTTCGTAGCCGAGGGCGAGTTCCTGCACCTTGCCCACTTGCCGGTTGTCCTTGCTCACCGCCTCAGGCTTGATGCCGAACGACTTGGCATAGGCCAGCTTGTAGAGGTCGTGCCCCTTGCGGATAGGCTCGCCCTTGGCGTCGAGCGCCAGCGGTACGGGCCGCCGGTCGAGGTAGGCGGCCACCAGTTCGGTGCCGGTAATCCAGTCGCCGCCCTCGGTCTGCACCGTGTCGAAGTCGGCAAACGCCTGCAGCTTCCACTCTTCGCCGGCCAAGAAGGCGAGCACCCGGCCTTCGATGTTGGAGAGGTCAGCGACCACCAGCTTCTTGCCCTTGGGCGCGACGATGGCCCCACGGATTGCGCTGCTGGTCAGTTCCATGACGTTGCCGAAGAGCAGATCCTCGCAATCTGCTTTCAGGGCCTCGATGCCCTGGTCGATGGCGGCCTGCTTGAGCACGGGGCGCGGCAGGTTTTGGGGCTGAAACAGGCGCCCAGCCCAGCGGCCGGTGCGGCTGGCGCCGTTGAATTGCAGCGTGCCGCGCAGCCGGCCGTCGCTGCTCACCGCCTTGGCAAGGGTCTTGTATTTGCTGGTGCTGGTGGTGCTGGCCTGCAAGCGGATGGCGAGCAGTTCGCGCAACTCGGCCGGCAGGTCGGGGTCGGCAATGCGCCGTTCCAGGGTGCTCTGCTGCATGTCCGGCAGGTCGATGCCGTAGGCCGCGACCAGGTGGCGCAGCAGTGCATCGCGCTGGGTGGCCGCCTGCACCACGCCCAGGGTCAGGTCACTGGTGCGCGCGGCGAGTACCTTCTGCGCGCGTTCCACGGCGCGGATGGCAGCGTGCGCCAAGTCGGTGTCGACCATGACGCCCCGGTCGTTGATCGCCTGGTCGAGGTGCCACAAGGCGAGTTCCCCGGCCTGGTAGTTCCACGCCGGCAGCTTCTTGTCGATGGCGCGCATGGCCTCGATGTCGAGCCCGGCGTACTCCACGAACTTGGCCCACTCGGCGGGGTGCGTTTCGCGGGTGGCGCGGCGCACCTTGCTGGTGGCCGGGCGCGGCTTGCAGAACAGTTGAATCAACTGGCGGCCGGCCTTGTCCTTGGCCTTGTCGGTCGGCACCTTGAGGATGTCGCACAGATCGCCCAGCGAGCCCGGCAGGGAGTGGGCCAGGGCCTTGACCATGGTGTCGCGCCAGCGCTCGCGCGGCAGGCGGTAGCCGGAATGCCAAAGCACCGTGCGGTCGAAGTGGGAGTTGTGGGCGTAGAGGATGACGGCCGGGTCGTCGAGCGCGTCGGCGAGGTCGTCGGGCATCAGGGGCCGGGCGGTGCAGTCCCACACTTTCACCGGGCCGTCGTCGAGGGCGTAGGCGAAAAGCATGATTTCCGCGCCTTCGGCGTAGGCGTGGGTGCCGTTGGTGATGGGCACCGCGCTGTAGGTTTCAAGGTCAAGCCAGAGGGTCGTCATTTCGTTTTCCGTGTTCGCTTTGGTGAGGCGGCGGGCGTGTGCAGTGCCGTCTGTACGGCTGGGGAGAGGCCCTGGGCAATCCCCAGGCTGCGCGCCGCCTCACCAAAGCGCCCGGCCCGAGGGCCGGGGCTTGGGAGTGGTTAAACGAGGTCGTCGGCGGTGGCGCCTTCGGCGATGTCGTCGAACTCGTCCTCGCTCGCGGCACCGCCACCCGCGAAGGCGTCGCCGTCCTTGAAGAACTGAACACCGCGCAGGCTGGCGTTGATGCGCTTGCCGTAGTTGTTGTCCTGCGCCCACAGTTCGACGCTGGCATTCACGTAGCAGCCGGCGTAGGGCTTGCCGTCCTGCTCGGTGAGCGGGCTCTTGTCCTTGTCGATGACCAGCGGCCGGGTGGTGCTGCGCGCGGACACGTAGAGGTTGCCGGGGAAGCCGTCATAGTTGGACTTGAGGTCGCCGTCGTGCAGGGCCACCTTGTCCTGGGCGCGCATCTGCTTGAGGATGGCGTTGGCCTTGGCGCCCCACTTGTCCTTGGCGACTTGCTCGATGGCCTGGTTGAGGGCCTTCACTTGCGGGTCGGCCGGGTCCATCAGGAAGGAAGCGGAAAACGCCGGCTTACCTTCGCCATTGACGGTCTTGGCCTCGAACAGCACGGGGAAAGTGAGGCGCACGTTGTTGAGTTTCAGTTTCATGGTTAAAGCTCCTTGGTCTGGAAAAATTGGGGGTACTCACGCTTGACCCGCTCGATGGCTTTCTCGATGGCTTTCACACGCGCGAGCGGGTCGGCCCGCGTGATGGGGGTTTGTGCCGCCTGTTGCAGCAGCTTTGCGGCGTCGCGGGGCAGCACGTTGGCAGGCGGCAGGTTCTTCACACCAAGTCCTCCACACCTTCGGACACGTCGGCGAATTCGTCGGCGGTGGCCTGGATGACGAGGGCCGGGCGCTTGTCGGACTCGGGCGCCACGCTGGGCTTGCCTTCGCTCTGCGTAATGAGGCCCTGCAACTTCGGCCACTGGCGCGGGCCGATGGTCCCGGCCTTGTGCAGCTTCTCGGCGGTGGTCGGCGAAATCAGCGAGAAGTCGTACATTTCTTCCAGCTTCATGCGCATGGACTTCATGGTCTGCTCGACCTCGGCGTCGTTCGTCCAGCGGCGGGAACCGCGCCGACCTTCCACCAGCTTGTAGCCGGGCACCGGATGGCCGGCCAGCAACTCGGCCTCGGCCTTGGCGCGGATGGCCTTGCACCAGCCTTCGATCAAGTCGGCCGCGCCCAGCAGGTTGCCCAGGGTGGCGTTGTCGAAGGTGCGCTCGGCGGCGTGCTCAAGCTGCGGCGCCACCGGCTGCGTGGTATCGACGAAATCGTCGGCCACGGTGGAGAGCACGTGCTCGGTCAGCGTCGGGCAGATCGCCTTGGCCTTGCAGAATCGGCATTGATCGTTGCCGGGGTTGAGGTACTTCTCGTGCAATTCCTTGTAGTTGCCGTGGTACTGCATGGCCGCGAAGCAGCGCTCGGCGCCGCGCTTGACGTGCTCGGCGAACAGCGTGCGCAGGTCCGGCACGTTGCGCACCCACTCGCTGATATGGTCGAGGCGGGGCTGCACGATGACGACGCGCGCGGTATGGAAGTCGCCGAGGAATTCGAACTCGTTGAGCGCTGCCAGGGCGTAAATCTGCAACTGCTCGTTGTTCTCGGCATCGACCTTGACGCCACGGCCATACTTCAAATCGACGATGACCAGTTCGTTGCCGGCCAGGATCACGGCGTCGGACGTGCCCTTGGCGCCAGCTTCGCTGGTAATGGCCTCGATGCTCAAGCGCTGTTCGACCATGAGTTCGCCGTCGATGCTGCGCACGTAGTCGAGGTACTTCTGCACGTGGCCGGCCATGTCGTCGGTGACTTCCCAGCCCTTGCCATTCACCTGGATGATGCGGCCCAGGTAGGCGGTGGCGTCGTTGCCGTTCGCCAGTGCCATGGCGGCCAGTTCGTGCGCTGCGGTGCCCTCGTCGGCGAAGTCGCTGGAATCGTCCGGGCAAGTCGCCTCAAGGGCGACGCTGCCGGGGCATTGAAGCCAGCGGTGTGCGCTGGATGGGGAGAGTTTGGCGTGCTCGCTCATTCGGATACTTCCTCGGTTTCGGGTTCAACAAATTCGCCCTGGGCGTCGAGGGCGTACCAGGTGTCCGGCTTGATGCCGTTCTCGCCCACCTTGCCGGCGCGGATGTGGATCAGGCGGCCGTCCTCGTCGCGGTAGCAGAGAACGATGGCGCCGCCGGCTGCTGCGCGGGCACGGCCTTGGATACCCAGCGAGGCCGCGACGGATTCGGCGCCCTTCACTTCGGCCGCCGAGTAGTCGCCCGTGTTCGTGGCCGCCGAGTAGTCGCCCGTGTTCGTGGCCGCCGAGTAGTCGCCCGTGTTCGTGGCCGCCGAGTAGTCGCCCGTGTTCGTGGCCGCCGACTGGTAGCCCGTGTTCGTGGCCGCCGAGTAGTCGCCCGTGTTCGTGGCC